AGGAAAAAATCATCCAGATCGGTGATCCTGATGAAGAAGACGGCAGCAATGTGTATGCGAAATCCCAGACCCTGATCAACCAGACATTTGAATCAGCTGACGACTGGGGAACAGCAGCCAAGGCGCTGTGGAGCCAGAACACCGGAAAGATGTTACCGGCTGATGGTGTGGCGGCCGGATCTGTAGGAATGAAAATAGCATCCTATGCCGTTCCGGCATCACCTAAGACGACAACAGGAACAGTTCTGAGTAAGCAGACGCCAGCCGGAAAGCCGCGTTTCTACTACACGGTAACACTTAGGGCAACCGGCAGGACATCCAATGCCGTGACCATCACGGCAACGATCACCGCATCGCTGGGCACCGATAGAAACTATTTCGGTAAAGGTCTTGGCGTCAAGGCGTCGGTGTATGTCGGCGGAAGCTGGCATGACATCTGGGTCAAAACGACGTCTGCATACTGGAAAGGCAGATCAGCCCATACCGTCAGCACATCCTTTACAGTAACCGGTCTGACGGCGGAGCAGACGGCTCTTACAGGGATCAAATTCAAGGCGTGGCGTACAGATTCCCTGCTGGCTAACATCGCTGGTATCATGCCGGAAACGAGCTGTTCTAATATGCCGATCAGCGCCTATGTGGCTGACGTTCCAGAAACGTATTT